AACCTTGACGATCCGCAAAGACCCAAACCGATGCCGGCCGATAAATCCATTTTAAAGCCTTTAATCGATTCGATGAAAGGTCAGGACATCGTTGTCCTTTCGGACGGAATAGAGGCAGGAAAAGAGGGCAGCGCGGAGTTTATAAAGGTCGAGACGTTTGTAAGGAATGTGTACTTTCAAAGATGGGTGAGTTATTACCGATACCTTTTAGAACACAGGGATTCGATTGGAAAAGTATTCATAACCGACGGTTCGGACGTGGTGATGTTAAGAAGTCCGTTTGAAAAGATGAAAGACGGGATTCTTTACGTTGGAGACGAGCCGAACATGACAGGCTGTGAGTGGATGGTAAAAAACCACCCTCATAAAGATTTGCAGACTTTTATCATAGGCAACACCGATGTGCTTCTGAACGCAGGATTGTGTGGCGGTTCGGTTGATATAGTGATTGAATTTCTTAATAAATTTCTTTCATTTTACTTTCAGTCCGTTACCGACACCCACTTTCACAAAACGCCCGGCTGTGGTGTGGATATGGGCCTGTTTAATTATATCGCACGTAAACACTTCGAGGGCAGATTAGTTCACGGCACGCAGGTTAATACTGTTTTTAAGGCTGAAAAGCCGAATGATGTATCATGGTTTCAACACAAATGATTATGAAAGGGACGTGCTACGGTATATTTTGTAATTCTGGAGATAGGGATAACTATACTATTATTCCCCTGCTTGTTACTACGAGTAGAGAGTTAGCGGAAAGTGTGGTTAAACGCAAAAACGATCAAATATACAGATTGAAAGAGTATCATAAAAGCCTCAATGACAATCCTCATTCGGAGGATTGGCTGTCTGATATTTTTGACAGATACATGTTTGTTCGTGAACTTGGAGAGTGCTTTATAAGCGAAATAAAATTTAAGGAAAAATAAGTATGAAAACATCAGACGAGTTTGGAGAACAAATAGACAGGATAGATAATCTTTTGGGGGCGTTAGAAATACCAATGCCCGCAGAATTTCACGTAAAACAGATGAAATCAGAATTAAAAGATTTATCGGTGACGTTAAAGAGAATATACGTTGAGGAAAACGACGATAACCCGTGGAAATTTCAATAATTATGATATACTACTTAACCCCATTCGACAACGAAAAACAGATAGGACGGTCGCACAACATCCATTGCGCCTGTGTTCCAAATTCAGACGACTGGATATGTATTACCGATTCCGACGTTTTGTTTCTTTTACCCGATACGAAAAAGCAAATATCGGACATTATAGAGAGACACGATTTTGATGTTTACGGATGCTTGACAAATAGAATAGGTTCACCCCACCAACAAGCGGACGGATTTAGTGAAAATACGGACGTTCTATACCATAAAAAAATAGCCCAAAAGCTGCAAAAAGAGCATTATTTTGACGTAAAAGAGACAAAAATTAACATTGCCGGCTTTCTCATGGTATTCCAGAAAAAGACCTGGGAGAAGTACAGGTTTTCCGACAATTCGATCCGGTTCGATTCTGAATTTACCGATAAGGTGATGAGAGACGGTGGACAATTAGGGGTTATGCAGGGCGTTTATGTTTTTCACGATTACAGATTAGGGCAGAATAACCCGAAATTCTACATAAACCACTTGTTCTGACATTCTCCAACCACTAAAGTAGTTGGGTTCTGAACAACGCTTAGTCTAATGACTTACGTTAGCGTTCAAGGTCGATGCCCTCAACCCAAAGTTTTTAATATTAATTGCAGCGTTTTGATCGCGTTCCAACTCATGACCGTTTGAACAAGTCCATTTACGGTCTGATAGTTTTAAATCATAATTTATATCCCCACAAATATTACACAATTTCGAGCTTGGTTCAAATCTTCCTATAACCCTCAAGTCCTTTACCTTGTATTCAAGGAACTGACGGAACATTCCCCAACCACAATCTGAAATAGCAAGTGCAAGGTTGTGATTTTTAACCATTCCACTTACATTCAAATCTTCAATACAAACAGTTTCATAAGTAGTCGCAAGATAAGATGTTACTTTATGTAGCAAATCCCTCCTTTGATTTGCAATCTTTTCGTGAAGTTTAGCTACTCTTAACCTTTGTTTGTAATAGTTGTTTGACTGTTCTTTTAGCCCTTTCTTGAATTTTCTTTGTAGTGAACGCTGCTCTACTCTTAATTTTTTCAAGTTCTGTCTCAAATATTTTTGGTTTTCAAATATTTCTCCATCACTTGTTATGACTAAATGCTTTATTCCCAAATCTACACCTACTGCACCTTTACCATATTTAGGCTTTTCAATAGTTTCAAAAGTTATCGAAACAAAATATCTATTTGTTGTGGTTTTAGATACTGTTGCAAATTTTATTGTTCCATTTATGGGTTTATCTTTATAATACCTTATCCATCCTATTTTTGGAACAAAGAATTTATAACTCTCAAAATCTACTTTTACTGATTGAGGTATTCTAAAAGATTGTTTATTGTTTTTCTTTTTGAACCTTGGAAACCCTTTCTTGGCTCGAAAGAAGTTGCTAAATGCCTTATCTAAATTACTTACAGATTGTTGAAGCTGCTGACTTCCTGATAAGTTCAGCCACTCAAAATCCTTTTCTTTTTTAATCTGCGTCAATTCTTTCATTAAATCAAAACAAGAAAGTGTTTTTTTATCTTCTTGATATGCTTTAATCTTTTTTTCTAAAGCCCAATTATATACAAATCTACAGTTACCAAAAACTTGATTCAATTTTTGAACCTGACTTTTGGTTGGCTTCAACTCATATTTAATTGCTCTTATCATATCTTACACAAACATGACAAATATATAACTTTTATTTTAAACCACCAAATATCTAAACAAAATTATTAACCAAATTCATCCCACGGTTGAAACACGTGGGCTTTCTTTGGGATTTAATTATAAGTACGAAATATCAATATTTTATCCTTATAAGAAAGGACTATGTGTTCCGCAAGAAAAACAGCAATGAGAGACATTGACGAACATTTAAGGAAAACGTTCGGGGAGGACTTTCGAGAACGCACGATTTACAGCAAACATTTGGACACGAAAGAAAACAGGAGACTGAATAGATTAACCATGAAAAAGCACGATAAATTCTGATTTGTTTTCATATTTTTATTTGTTTTGGAAAAGGGCTCGTTGTGAAACGGGCTTTTTTTATACCCATTTTTACGAACATTTCGTATTAGTACGAAAAACCCGTATTTCATCCTATTAGTAAAGATGCCTACCATGAAGAACTTAGAAATCCGCAGTTTTGGCGGGGATGCTGCGCCTAAAATCGAGGGTCGTACCATAGAGGGGTACGCCATAGTCTTTAACCAAAGATCAGAGGTAATGCTTGACTGGTCAGCCGAGGAGGGTTTGAGGCGATTCGTCGAGGTTGTTTCACCTACCGCCATATCCGATAATTTACTTCAGCAAAGCGACATCAAAGCACTTGTTGAGCATAACAGGCAAAGACTGTTAGCGAGATACAACAAGGGAAAGGGAACGCTCGAATTAACCATTGACGAACACGGATTAAGGTACAAATTTGATGCACCTAATACCGCTGATGGTGATTACGCCGTAGAGATGGTATCGAGGGGAGATATATCGGGTTCATCTTTCGCTTTCAGGGTTAAAAACGAAGATACCACGTGGGTTAAAGACGGCAAGTTATGGGTAAGGACTATCAATAAGTTTACAAGTATCCACGACGTTACGATCACTACCGACCCGGCATACACCCAAACCGAAGTGAACGTGAGAAGCCTTGAAGAAATGGAACAGCCGGAGGACACGAAAGAGGAAGAAAGACACGATGAAACACCGAAACATTATAAAGTAAAAATCCAGAAACTTAGGATGAATATTCATTAACTAAAATTTTTTATTGTACCATGAAAAAGAAACTTTCTGAAATGACGGACAAGGAATTAAGAGACTATATCCTTGAATCCCGCGGAGAAATGCGAACAATTCTTGATGCTGCCGAAAAGGAGGAAAGAGAATTGACCGCCGACGAACAGTCAAAATTCGATGAGCTGAAAAGAAGTGCCGAAGTTGCCGAGGCGCGGCAGATTGCCAATTTGAGACCGCTTCCCATCAAGGACGAGGACGAAAAAAAGGAAGTGCGCAAGATTTACGACATCTTCGGTGAAAACCTGAGAAATGCCGTAACTAACGGTGGAAAAGCAAAAATCGAGGTTCGCACGAACGTAAACATTGACAGTACCGATGTGGCCGACACCATTCCCGTTCTTTTCCAAGACGTGATTGATGCGCTTACACCCGCTTTGATTATCGAAAAAGCTGGTTCCAAAATGCTGTTCAACGTGCAGGGACAACCTACATGGCCGACTGTTGGAGACGTTGAGGCTTCGTGGGCTGGCGAAAACGTGTCTTTGGTTGACAAGGACATCAATTTCGACGCCATCCGTGCTACTCCTCACCGTATGGGATTGAAAATTAAGGTTTCCCGCAGGGCATTGGAGCAATCAAACCTGAACCTTTACAATCTGGTTGTAAACAAGATTGCCAGATCATTCGCCGCTCTCTTGAACAAGACGATGGTGTCTCTTACCGCAGTTGCACAGGACGCTCCTACCGGAGTATTCGTTGCTGCCGCTTTAGATGCTGTTACGTTGAGTGCAACACCTACATTCAAAGAAGTTGTTTCGCTTGAAACCGAAGTGATGGCGCACAATATCGAATTGGACGCCGACGGTTTTGGGGCTTACATTATCAGTACGGCCATGCGTGGCAAGCTGAAAACCACTCCTATTGAAGCTGGCGAAACTAAAATGATTCTTGAGGGTGATTTGATGAACGGATATCCGGTTATCGTTTCCAACTACATGGACGCAAACTCCATCGGTTTTGGATTCTTCGAATATTCCGTTGTATCGCAGTTTGGCGACTTTAACCTGATCTTCGACCCGATTACCGGAGCTGGCGAAAACGAAGTAAAATTCGTTGGTAATACCGAGGTTGACATTACCCTGTTGAGGCCCGAAGCATTTGTTATTGGACAAATACCGCAGACCACTTGATGTACGTAGCCCTTGAAGATATTAAGAGGCATCTGAACGTCGATTTTGACGAGGACGATACGCTTATAACTTCCATGATAGAAGCAGCGGAGGTATCTATCGAGCAGTCGATAAATACCCCGCTTGCCGACATCGCTACCGATGGAGCATTGCCTAAAGACCTTGTTCATGCGATAAGGATAATGACGGCGGTATTCTACGAGTACAGAGAGGGTTTTACACACGGAAAGATAATGCAGGTGCCTTTTACCTTAGCGCACCTTTTAACACCTTATCGGAAACTATCATGAGAGCAGGAAGTATGCGGGAAAGACTGACTTTTTACCAACTGACGGAGACGCAAACTCCATCTGGGGCGGTAAAAAAGACGTGGGTTTCCGTGTATGAATGCAGGGGCTTTTACAAAAGAAGCTCACCGGTTTACGACAAGGACGGCGTGGAGGCGAAAGAGTTGTACCGTGGCGAAACAATCTTTATGATCGTTCGTGAAACCTCCCAGATCAATGCGAACCACAGGGTAGGATATAAGGGCTTCATGTATGAAATTATCCTTATTGCGCCTACCCATTCCGACAATACTTTAGAAATCCAGCTAAGAAAAATCAATGAGTGATATTAAAGTTGAAATAAAGAACATCGAGCGGGTGTATGCTTTGGTTGACGAGCTAAAGGGAGTTGACCGGAACAGGGCTATCCGCAGCGGGATGATTCAGGGTGCAAAAGTCTTTACGAGGCTCGGACGAAAGAATTTAAGAGCGAGGAACGACGAGCACACCGGGAATCTACTCCAATCGATGCGATGGAAATCGGCGAGAAATTCACTTGCTGTTTATGCCGGATTTGAAAGAAGCTACAAGTTTCAGGCTTTAAAGGGTGTAGGGAATCACGCTCACCTTGTTGACCGTGGCACAAAGGACAGATACACGAAGAAGGGGTATTACCGTGGTAAGATGCCTGCATCCTATTTCTGGACTGACACGAGAAACGAGGGAGGCGGCGAAGCGATGAGACACATTGAAAGAGGGATAAGAAATATGGTTGACGGCCTTAAAATGAAATACTGATGTTATCACTTGAAAAACTTACCATATCCACCATTGCGAGGGCTATTCTTTTACAGGATAGTGAAATTGTAAGTCTTGTCGGGACAAAGATATTTCCCGGTGTTGCACCAACCGACACGGCGTGCCCATTTATAGTGTATGAAAGAGATGCCTATTCGGTCGAGGATACAAAATTCGGAATACACAGGGAGGAAGCGAGGGTGGTTTTCGAGGTTGTATCCGATACTGACGATTACGATACCGGGCTGCAAATAGCGGTAGCTATACACAGGGTTCTGCAGGGCACTCACGGAGAGTTTGAGTTCGAGATAGTGGATTCAGCCGAACGGTACGCAGAGGGGAAATTCAGACAGATAATTGACTTTAAAATAACTTAATACCATGGCATTTAATCAAAAAACAGACTTAATCAAAGGGGAAGCGTTGTTGCTTTACATTGGCGAGACGGCTGGTGAAGTTACCACCTACAAACCCATTGCATACGCAAGCACCCATACCCTTTCAATCAACGGCGACACCATCGACACTTCCTCTAAAATGGGCGGTGCGTGGAAAGAGTTCTTAGTTGGACAGTTGAACTGGCAGGTTACGAGCGAATCGCTTATTTCCAGAACATCCGGGCACATGAGTTACGGCTCATTGAAAACTATCATGGCCAAGAGGGAAGCGTTCTTGATAAAGATCGGTTCACCTTTGGCTTCGAGCGAAGATTTTGAACTTGACACTTCAAAGGAAACAGCTTCCGGATTGGCGATAATCACTTCGCTGGAACAAACCGCAACGAACGGCGAGCTTTGTACAAGCTCAATCACGTTACAGGGAACAGGGGCGTTAGGAGACGGAACGCCGACTACCTAAGAGAATCATTAACCAAATTTATGGGGCAGTGGCAGCAATGCCCTGCCTTTTTTTATGAAAGCCAAACTAAATCTACAAGCCATAAGAGTAGCCGAGAGACTTTTAAAAAAACCTTTCGGCGAGTTCGACCTGACCGACGAAGAGACGGTATTAACCTTGATGTATGCGATGGTATCGGAGAATAACGACGAGGTAATGACCTTTGACCAGTTCAAATCCATTCTTGATATGGGTAAGATTGGAATGAAGGTTCAAAGAGCCGTATCCGACGAAATGGCATATATCGACCAGTTCAAGGAAGAAGTATCAGACAAGGAGGAAAAAGCACCCTACATGGGTGATCTGGCAGCCCTCTTAATCACTTTCGGACTTGATGCACACTTTGTCCTTTACGAGATGAAACTATTCGAGATAGGCGATTATATAAAGGCTATCGACGAGCATAAAAAGGAACAGATGGAAAGGGACAGATTATGGACTTTCTATACTATCCTGCCACATATAGATCAGAAGAAATTGAAAAAACCACAGGACCTGATGCCGTTCCCGTGGGAAAGGGAACAGCTCGAAAAGGACGCTTTGGAGCAGTTGGAAAAAGACAAGGACATGTTTAACAAATTCTTTAACAGCAAACCATTATGAGTAAAATGAATTTCGCCATAGCCCTACGGATGACTACAGACCAGTTCAAACGGGGCGCAGATGTAGTTAAAAAGAGTTTGATGCAGCTACAGTACCAGGCGTTAGGTATGGCGTCCGCTTTAGGACTGGGCGGAATAGGGCTTAGCAACATGGTGAGCCGATTTGTTCAGGTGGCGAGGGAAACGACGAGAGCGAGGGTTGCGTTGAGAAACATTTCCGGCGACGCACAGGGTTTCTCTAAAAACATGGATTTCCTTGTTAAAACATCCAACAGGTGGGGACAGGAACTAAACGGAATGACTTCGGAATTTGCGAAGTTTAGCGCAGCCGCTTCGTCTGCGGGAATTTCAATTCAAGACCAACACACGATATTTGAATCCTTTACCCGAAGCATAACCGCTTTCGGTATGAGTTCGGAGGATGCTCACCTTTCCTATCTGGCACTTTCCCAGATGATGAGTAAGGGTAAGATTTCATCCGAAGAGTTGAGGAGACAGTTAGGTGAAAGGATGCCCGTTGCGATGGAGGCAATGGCGAGAGCGGTCGGCGTTACTATTCAGGAGTTGGATGGACTGTTAAAGGCTGGCAAGCTCATTTCAAAGGACGTTATGCTGCCTTTCGTAAAGGAGATGGAAAAGATGCTGCCCGAAGTCAATACAGACAATATCGAAACATCCGTAAACAGGTTAAAGAACACTTTCACACAGTTAACCCAAGACCTTAAAATCGGCGAGTACTTCAAAAAGATCGTCGATTGGGCTAACAGTATGCTGGGAAATATCCAGACTTCGTTCATGCGGGTTGTGGCGGTTATTGTAGCTGCATTTACAAGCGGGAAGATAGCAAAGGCTTATTCATCCTTAACCCAAAAGGTAGTAACCGAGAATCAGAAAGTTTTAGCCAATAAGGTTCAGACTGAACAACAATTGGAATTGGCTACAGCGAAAAGGGTCGCAGCGGAAAAGAGATACAATGAGCTTTCCGCTTTATACTCGAAAGCAACCAACGAGCAAAAAATACAATATTACGCCAAGCTGACCGCCGCAGAATCGGCAATGAACAAGGCAAGGCTAAGAGAGCAGGCTGGATTGAAAGCCGTTCAGGAGGCTAATGCGGCACAGATGGTTACGAGGTGGGGTGTTGCGTTCAACGGTCTTAAAAAGGTCGCCGTTTCGGCTATTGCCACCATAAGGGCGGCATTTTCCACCATCCTCCCGATGGCTGTTATTGGGCTGATTACAAACTTCGTGATGAAGTTGATCGAGGCGAGAAAGGAAGCCAAAGAAATAAAGAATATATTTTCCGAATACAGAAAAGAGGCTGAATCGTTATCTACTCCGAAAGAGGTTGCAATGCTTGAAACATCACTTTCGGTATTGAACGACAAGAAAAGTACGCAGGATGAGTTAAACAAGGCTCAATCCACATTAAATTCTCTTTTAGGGACTGAAATATCAAACCAAGACGAGTTAAACAAAAAGGTAAATGAAAGGATAAGGCTGTTAAAGGCATCCGCAGAAGCAGATTTTTACGTAAACAAGGGGTTGACCGCACAGGATGAAATCAATTCTTTGTACTCGAAATATGGCGGTGCTGAAAAGATGGACGAGAAATTGAGGCTTCGTGGTACATTTTCTGCATTAAAGAAAGGCATAGGAATAGACAGCCAGATAGACCGTGATTATGCGAGAATACAGGAACTTCAAAAAGTAGTTGCCGATGCTGGATGGAAAGTAGATGCAGCGGTTAGGGCTGGTGTTGACCTGTCGGGTGGAGGTGGAAGTAAAAGCCAATATACCCCATCGGCTGGAGGAGAAAGCAAAAAGAAAGACAAAAATGCACCCGACGACATAAAGGGTTTTAGCGGACTGTATGAGCTGCAAAAAGTAATCGAAGCCAATAAGCATAAGATTAAGCCGATTTCAGGCGGTGTATCGATGGTTGGATATACCCCAAGAGACACGACGTTCGACTATAAAAAAACTGAATCTGACATACTCGAAGAGGAATACGGACAGCTTGAAAAATATATACAGCGACTTCGTGAGGAGGGAAAGGTTGCGATAGAAGAGATATGGAAAGAGGAACAGAAATTAACATCCCTTTCCGATGCTTTGAAGCTATCCAAACTCAAAGAGGACATACAGGAAATGAATCTGTCAATCTTTGAACAGTCCATCGACGGAGTAACGGGTTTTGCCGACGCTTTGGATAGAGCCGCAAGGTCGTGGAGCAGGATAGCCAATGAGGATATGAGCGGATTTGAACGGATGGTTTCGATTATAAACGCCATTGGTGATACCATAAAGGGATTGATGGGTACATGGGAGGCTTACACTACTTTGAGAGACTTGATTTCCACAAAAGAACAGGCAATTCAGGCTAAAGATAATATACTTAACGCTCAAAAGATCGCCAACGTATCTACTTTGGCCGCCGTTGAACAGGGTGCTGCCGCTGCGAGCCTTGCAACAAAAAGCACGGAGGTGGCCGCGAATACTTCCGTCGCTGCGTCCGGAGCCGCTGCGTCTGTAGCGGGGATTCCACTTGTTGGCCCGATGTTGGCTGTCGGTGCTGTCGCTTCAATACTCGCTCTTTTGGGCGGTCTGCCTAAGTTTGCCGACGGAGGTATTTTCGCAGGACTGAAAGGTGGAGACAGGAATTTAGCGAGGTTGAACGGTGGCGAAATGATAATGACCACACCGCAACAGTCCAAACTGTGGGGAGCGATAAAAAACGGAGACTTCGGGAGTATTGGGGGAAAGGTTGAGTTCGAGATAAAAGGCAAGAAACTGGTTGGTATATTAGGAAATCAATCGAAACGCTCATCAAGAGTTTAGTACTAAAACAGTTAAAAATAACCTATTAGTAAAGAGCATGTACGGACTGAAATACACCATACCATTTAAGACAATAAGCGATATTGACTGTATCGTCAATGTTGAGCTAAAGGATTATATCGGTTCTTCCGTGGAGCTTATCGGCGGTGGCGAGCCGTTCAGCATAGACACGGAGGACGTGGATGTTTTAGCACCTATACGTTCATCGTTGGCTACTTTGAGCGTTTATGGTTCGGACTACCTGAAAGACTTGTACACAAGCGACCCGCAGGGGATAAGAATAAAACTACTCGTTAACGGTTCTGTCAAGTGGATTGGATTTTTAACACCCGACACGTTTAATCAGGATTTTTCCTCACCGGAGTTTATCTACGAGATGGAATGTGTCGCTGCACTTTCAACTTTAAAGCACAAGAAATTCGACCTTACGGCAGACAAGGTTACGTTTTTGGACATAATCAAGCGGGCACGGGATTTATCGAGTTATGTAGACTTATACCTTACCGATTCAGTCCGTGGAAAACTGGACGAGAATATCTACGAATTAGCAGGTGTCGCTTCGGGTAATTTCTTCGACGAGCTGAACGAGGCAATGACCTATTACGAGGTTTTAGAGGAGATTGCAAAGTATTTAGGATGTTGTTTTACCCCGTTCGAGGATGATTTGTATTTGTTGGATTATCTGGCTATCAAGAAAGGATTCAACGGCTATCACAAATATTCGGGAAACACAAAGACAAGCGTAACATTAAGCGATTCGAGGGAGGTTAATTCTGTAGGATATAAGGGAACAGGTTCAACGATAAGCAGGATACCGGGAAAGAACAAGATATCAGTTAACTGTTCGCTTTACGAGGTAAAAGACTTTTTACCCAATATTGACGATGCGGTGGAAAAATCTGCTTGGAGCGGATATTCAGAGATAAGCTATCGGAAAAACTCTAAGTCTCCGACGCACACATTGATAACCGTTCCCTTGGTTTGCGACGATAATTCGAATGTTTATTACTACTATTCCGACATGACACCAATCGTGTCAGATCAAAAACCATTTACCGCAGAGGCTTATTCAGCCTTGATGAAGGTGGTAAGGTACACGTCGGATAATGTACCTACTAAGCTAAGTTTCGATTCGGAGCTGTTTGTTAAGAACTATTCATCAAGAGCAAACGCACTGGATGGGAAGATACTTCAGGAAACACACCCTGTTTTAAACCTTAAGTCCGAAAAACGCTTCTTCGTTCACAATAAGATTTATTTCGCTTTTTCTTGTGAGGTTCAGGTTAACATAGAAAACAATGATGTTAGTGGCGACGATGGAAGAATAAACACAGACCCCACCGAAGAGGCTTCTAGCGACATGGAGTGGAGAATTCCCGCCAAACTAAGGATTGGAAATTACTACTACAACGGTTCGGCTTGGACTACGACCAATTCTGTTTTTTATGTTCCAATACCGATAAAAAAGGGTTCAAGCAAGTTCGGAACCCTATTAAAGACAAAGAACACGAACACCTATACAATGGGACTTGGCGACCTTTCAGGATACATAATAAATCCACCGTCAACACCCATATTCGGGGATATAGAATTAACCCTCTACGCTATCTACAACGCAAGTATGGCTTCTTCTTTAATATTGCTTTTTGGTGCCAAATGGACTTTCATCAAGAATATCAAATTGGAACAGACCATTCAGGACTTGGAGGGGATTTACGAATTCAAGGAAGAAAAGGAGGATTTGATATACGAAAGCGAGATAAGCGAAGATTTCATCGATGAAGCGGACGATATAGACCTTAAAATATGCACCAACACGGACGGGAAGATTTCGCTAAGCAGCGTGATAACCGATTCCGGGCTTTTAAGCGGGATTAAGTCTTTATCCGTTCCGTTCAACGGAGTAGCGGAAGAGGCAATAATAGAAAAGGCGTTACAAATCTACGATTCGCCGAGATATCAGATCAATCCTACTTTGAACAACGTTCTTCTGCCCTATTCATTGGTTACCGAAAATCATCTGCCCGGCTCGACATTCGTTGTTTGCGGAGGCGAGGAAAATGTAAAGATGGAAAGTTGCACGTATAATCTTATCGAGATATGATAAGCAAGAAAACATACATCCCTGCGAAGCCGAGAAACAAAAAACTGGTAAACCCGGCAGGAGCTTCATTATCTACGTTGAGGCAGGAAATTTCAGACAGCTACACGGACGGGATAAAGCAACGGGTTGATGCTATAGAACAGAAGGTTAACAATACCGTGGTTGGCAGTGCAAACCTTTTAAGGAACACCGGATTTCTGGGAGACTTTCAAAGTTTAACCGTCGATGCGCTTACCGCAGTAACAGGAAGTACCCCGATAAACACCAACCCCCTCGTTCATTGGGTTTACAGCAACACGGAGGTTATAGACGCACCATCACGGTCTGGGAAAGGGGTAAAAATCGGTTCTATTCAACAGACCGTAACACTCAAACAAGGCTCGCATGTATTAAGTTTCTGGGCTGAGGGTAATTCGCTCACGGTCGATCTGGTAGAGAGCGTTCCCGTTTCGATCGATTCGGAGTATAAAAAATATTCGTTCGACATAACGGTAGCCAATTCGGGAGCACACACATTCTCACTTTCCGGCGATGCATCCATTTACGAGGTCATGTTATCGGAGGGAAACGCAGAGGTGAGTTACTCCTATTCAGAGGAGGACGACCTGAAAGCCATTGCACAGCTACAAGCAATCAATGTAATAACAGATGCTATAAAAAACTACGATACAGACATTCTGGGCGGTCTTATCCTTACAACGATGGTCCAATTGGGCAAGTACAAGGACGGCGTGATGGAAAAGGTAAACGCAGGGATAAGCGGGATATACAATAACGATAACGACCCTGCCGTATGGGCTGGTGGAACGATGGAAATGGCGATAAGGACGGTTCAGAAATTCATCGCAAATCCGAATTATCAACCCACCGAAGAGGAATGGGCTGAAATGGCAAAGATCGTTTTCACTCACGGAGGGGATGGGTTTTTCAGGGGATATATCTACGCCTTGGGCGGGATATTCAGAGGCAGGATTGAGAGTAATGTTTCTGGAAATAGGATTGTCATAAACCCGGAAGGCAGGTCTATCGAGATGATAAACAGCCAAAACAGACTTTCAGGACAAATTTTCTTTTCAGAGGGCAGCGGATGGGGTGCCGTTCAATTTTACGACTATCACGCAAACGGAACACTTAAAACAGTAGCTTCATTGGATTTGGTTAACGGGGTTTATTTCAGCGAATACGCGGATGGCAACCCTGTTCCAGTAAAAATCACATACAGCAAGAACGGGCAGATACAAAACGGCGGTATTCCGAGCATGACGGATGCGCAGGCCGATACGCTACTTGTTAGCGGTGAATGGTACAGAGACGGAAGAACAATAAAAATTAAACCATAATGGACAGTTTAAACACAATACTTAATTCTGGAACATACGGGGAGAACGTATCGAGACACAACGACAATAACAGTAAAATAAAGCAGGCTATTACTACGCTTGAAAATGTGGCAATAGCAAACAAGGGTTATTTCGATACATTAGCCTCGTTGCAGGCGGCTTTCCCGTCGCCAAAAGCGGGCAATATCGCTTACGTTGCAAACGTTGCTTCATCGACAGGATACTACATATATAATGTTGTTTCTGGAGTGTGGACGGCAACTACAACAGAAGCTCCTGCGGTGGATGTGGCAATAAGCAATTATGCACAGCATGGCTATTCATCAAGCCCGAAAACCCTTAAGCAGGTGGATGATGAAGTGGTTCAATTAGCGGGCGAAAAAACAGATATTGAGGTAGGATATTCTCCATACAGGTACAGCAATCTGCAATTTTATCTTGGGGGAATTAACTCATCTACAGGAGCGCAGGTTACCAATAGCATAAGAATAAGAACAACCTTTCCAAGAAGCCTTGCGGTTGGTGAGCGAATTGAGTTTAAGAATAGCTCTCCATTTATAAGCCAATACGGTTTATTTAAGTACTTAGGTTCTACGTTTGTCGGGGTTACCGGCTCAGGTATTGAAAGTATTGTTTGCGATGGGAGTTTTGATACTATTAAATATCAACTTAAAAAATCTGATGATGGTGTTTTTACGGAAAGTGATATTCAAACTGCAAGAATCCTTGTTTCAGTAAACACATTCAGCGAAAATGATACTTATCTTAAAAACATAAACACGATTCAGGATAGGATGGGTGCGTCAGTCAGACAGCCGTTATTAGACCACAAACTACCCTATACTGTTCCGGCAAACAAAAGCATATCTTCTAAAAGCCTATGGTTGACCTATCCTTTTCAAATAATGATAAGAGAGAAGTATATAGGTAGTATAAGTATAGATTTTGACAAAATTGGAACATTCAGCGTTTACAAGGGAACAGATGTTGGAACTTCATCGTTTGCCAGAACTTTAATTGAACAATTCACAATAACCAAGACCGGAAGACGGAGGCTTACATTCGCAAACCCTCTATATCTTCAAGCGAATGAATGGCTTGGAATATATGACGCATCTGATACATCCAGCTTCGTTTACAACAATATTGTCGGTTTACCCGGGGCTCAAAACTTTCATTATTTTGATAGCGAATGGAAAATTGGAGAAGGGTCATTAAACGTAATTATTGATGAATACTTGGATATTGTCAGTAGAAACGTCAACTTCTGTCTAGGGGGAGTTGATGCCGACAATGGTATGCACATTGAAAATGACATACGAGCGAGGTCTGAACGTATATTTATTAATCGAGGGGATACAATTAAGATAATTAACAACTCACTCCTTCAATTTCAATATATCATATATTTTGATAGATTCAAGAGAGTTAGAGGAATATCAGCACTCCCTGCTGTTGTAGAGTACGATGGCTTTTTTAACAATTTCATCCTTACTTTTAGAAACGAAACCGGAACTACCCTGTCTAATTCAGATATTGAAAATTTACGCAGCAATGTTTCTATCGAGAAAATATCCAAGGCATATCCTGGAGAAAAGAAAATTACGCATCCTTACAAAGAGAAGTACCTATCAATAATTGGAGCAAGCACAAATACTTATGACGGGTGGATTCCAAGCGGGTATGCAACTTATTATCCCCATGGTTCGATGAACAATCCGAATCAACAGTACTGGTGGAAGTTGCTCGATTATTTTGGCATGAATTTATTAACAGTCAATGCTTGGAGTGGTAGCCGGGTTTCTTCAGGTGGAAGCGGCAGCATTTCAGATTTGGGAAGGGCTAAATTGCTGCACAGAGGTGACAAGAAGCCTGACGTGATAATAATCAATGCTGGGCTGAATGACTTTAACCACAATGTGCCGCTTGGCAACTATGACGGTACTGGAACTATCCCCACAACTACAGCCACATTTAGCGATGCTTATGGTAAAATGATTTATGACATGGTTACTGAATATCCACTCGCCGAAATTTGGTGCTGTACGCTCCAATTAGGCGCGAGATTGCAGGAGCATGGGTATCCTGAAAAACGCATCATTGACGGTGTTTACAAATCTGAATTTAACGATACTATCCGAAGCATCGCAAAACATTTTGGTGTTGGCCTGATTGAGATAGACAAATGTGGAATCAATCCTGTAAATATAAGTTCTTATGTGTGTGATGCGGACGAGGTTTTTACAGGCAGCGGCTTACACCCAAATAATACTGGATTTAACTTGTTTTTTGAGACAATACGAAAAGCGTGGGGAGGATAGGGGACTATTTGAACTAAAATCAGGTGGAGGAGGTCGGGAAAGTAATCTTTTAAAATGTTCTGAAATGAAGAAAAGTTTAAAACAGTTATAAAGGAAAAGGTGATGGAAAAGTTTTTAACACAATTAGGAAACGCATTAAGCACGGCTTGGGGGTGGATAGTACTGATACTGACAGCAGCATTTACATTTGTAGAGCCTGAAAAGACAAGTTTTATCGTCGTTGGCGGTGCAGTAATCGCAGACCTGATATGGGGAGTAATAGCGGCGATAAAAATGAAGAAGTTCATCCTGTCTGCTGCATTCAGGGAAACGATGAAGAAAGTGGGAATATACTCGTTTGCCCTTGTCGGTGCGCTTGCTATTGAAAAGATCACCCATGCGGACGGGTCGTTTATTGCAGTCAGGACGATAGCCGTCTTTGCCGCCGTATGCGAGTTCTGGTCGATGAGTGCTTCAATGCTTATCGTTTATCCGAACATGCCGTTTTTAAAACTTTTCCGTGGGCAGTTAAAAGGTGAAATCAAGTCAAAGGTTGACAAGAATATCAACGTTGACGAAATATTGAAAGACGAATGACAAACGAACAGTTAAGACAGATTGCCACATACGCAACGCTGGTAAACATCAACACGTATGCACCGCTTTTAAACCGCTACATGCACAACTACAACATTTGCGGAAAGTTAAGAGAGGCGGCATTTATTGCAACGGTAATCCACGAAAGCGGAAGTTTCCGCTACACGAAAGAGATTACATCGGGAAAGGCGTACGAGTGGCGGAAAGACCTGGGAAACGTACAGGCCGGAGACGGGGTAAGATTTAAAGGAAGAGGGCTGATTCAGATCACCGGAAGAACAAACTACACTTTAGCCTCGAATGCTTTGGGGGTTGACTTCGTGAGCAGACCGGAGCTGATAGAACAACCGGACTTCGCAACGATGGTCTCCTGTTGGTGGTGGAAGATGAAAGGGCTGAACGAGGTTGCCGACACCGGAGATTTTCGGAAAGTTACAAGGATTGTGAACGGAGGAGAAAATGGGTGGAGTAATAGGCTTAAATTCTACAATTTAGCACTAAATATACTTGGATAATTCACGGAAATTGACTAACTTAGTGTGAGGTAAAATAAAATAATGCGTTATGGAAATATGGAAAGATATAGTAGGGTTTGAGGGATATTATCAGGTATCCAGTTTAGGAAGGGTTAGGAGCCTTGATAGAGTTATAACCAATAAAAGAGGAGTAATGACTAACCTTAAGGGATTTGTCAAAAAACTAACTCCTGATAGCAAAGGATATATGGTTGTTACGCTTAGTAGGAATGGGAAAGATACACGCGGGTTCGTCCATAGGTTGGTTGCAGAAGCGTTTATTCCAAATAAAGAAAAACTTCCTTTTATTAATCATAAAGATGAAGTCAAGGATAACAACAATGTGGGTAATCTCGAGTGGTGTACTTGTGAATATAATAATAGGTACGGGACTGGCCCTGACAGGGTGAAGAATAAAATTAGAAAACTTGGACAAATGAGAGCTGTTGTGCAGTTAACTCTAAGTGGTAAAAAAGTAAATGAATATGAATCCATAAGCGATGCAAGCAGGAAAACAGGCGTGATTTTGCAAAATATATTCCAAGCCGCAAACGGAGGCTATAATATGAACGAAAAATGGAAACCGGTTAATACGGCAGGCGGTTATAAATGGAGATGGGCAAAATAAAGTGGAGATATGAACCGTGAACGGTATTATAAGAAAGCAATGGAGGGTATAACGGTTTTTCAGACCGGGAATTCTGGTATAAGAAAGCATTGGAAATATTATGAAAAGAATACTATGGCTAATAAATTATTACGTAAAAAAATACGGCTTGTTTGGACGATAATTCTGGTAGCAACTATTGCCATCTTCCTATTGACCGGATGCAAACCGAAGCAGATCATTCAGGAGCGCACCATAACGAAAGTTGACAGCACGGCGATTGTTTCTCTTAAAAGTGAGTTGCAGAAAAAAACCATCGAAGTCGAAACGCTTAAAACCGATTTAGAGCGATTTAGAGAGGAGAATATAAAGCTGCGGAGTGATGTGTCGAAACACGAAATAAAATACAACACGGACGCACCGTTAAAGCCTGACGGCACATATCCAAAGGCATCGGAAACGATAACTGAAAGCAAGACCGAATATGAGAATACGAAAAGGGAATACCTTAAAAAAATAGACGAGCTAAACACTAAACTTCAGCAATCAACAGAGATAAACACCGATTTAGAACAGACAGTAGAAAAACTATTAGAAGAAAATAAAGACCTTAAAAGTAAGATCACACCGACAACGGGATTTAATTTCCGACTATTCGGATGGGGAGTTTTGGCGGGGGTAATACTGGTTTTATTTGTAAAATTTAAACTATGAGAAATAAAAGATACTACCTAAACGACAATGAAATGGAGTTTATTTGTGAGCTAAGGGGCAAAAACATTAAAGACTATATAAAAGAAAGCGGAAAAAATGACTACAGGGTAAGACTAAAACCGGAAGAGGCATACAAACTTAAATACTACAGGGAAAAACCGGAAATAGATAAAAATGAATTTGAAAGACTGAAGAAAAAGGAAGCCGAGGCAGACACGATTATCGAAAGGCTTAAATTAGACGGAGATGTAGAACTTTACGAGATAAAAATTAATACCAAAAAAGAACATAGAGTTACAATTCCTATTGTTCAATATTCTGATTGGCACATTGATGAAGTGGTTAAATCCAAATCGGTTTTGGGATTAAATGAATACAATCCAGAAGTAGCGAAAAAAAGAGTAGATACGCTGTTCGTTAAAACCTGCAAATTAATTGAACATCATCAGCAAAATTACGAAATAAACGAAGTGGTGATAGCATTGCAGGGCGATTTTATAGGCGGCTGGATTCACGATGAGTTGATGCAGACCAATTCAGAAAGTCCATTAAACGCTATCCGCACCGTTAGAAACATGATACTTTCAGGGTTTAAGTATATCCAACAAAACTTAGACGTAGAAAAAGTTCATGTAATTTGCATATCAGGAAATCACTCCAGAAACACAAGGAAAATTCAGTTTGCCAACTTCAATGACGTTTCATTGGAATACGGAATGTATAAGGATTTGGAGGAAATTTCAAATCAAATAGGACTGGATAAATTTGAGTTCTTAATTCCGGCTGCCGAAATGACAGTTGTTGAAATGCTTGGCAAAAGAATGCTTTTCGCTCACGGACACGAGTTTAAATACGCAGGAGGTATAGGCGGTATCTACCCATCAATGTTGAGGTGGTTTTCAAAGGTAGCCAAAGTGTTCCGATTAGATATTGCATTCATAGGGCATTGGCATCAGTCTATATTTACTCCGCAATGCGTCGTGAACGGGTCGCTAAAGGGTTATGACGCTTATGCGATGGGCAAGGGAATAGATTATCAGCCACCGAGCCAGAACCTTACGTTGCTTGACAGCAAATACGGATTCTGTTTGCATCAGGAGATACTTCCATATTAAAAACATTGACTACCTATTTTTTAGTGTACTTTTCATATCGGTAAAGGCGGGCGTTGGGAAACGGTCGCTTTTTTTGTCAAGTTTTTAGCACAATAAACTGGACTTACAACAGCTTCTTCATATCGTTTATTGTCTTTTTAGCCAACAATTTAGCGTAATGTTCAGTCTGTTTCACCGAGGCGTGCCCTATTGCCTTGCTGACCGTTTCTATAGGTATATCCCTGTTTAGTAGATACGTTGCGAAAGTATGGCGGGCAACGTGGGACGTTACTGGTTTATTTATCCCTGCACCCGACGAAAGAACGCCCAGATAATCGTTGTACTTCTGGTTGCTTATTTTCGGCAATCCCTTGTATTTTTTTAAAACCTTTTCCGCTTCTGGGAGAAGAAGCGAGACAAACATTACTCCGGCTTTTCGTTTTTCATTATTATATCGTCAACAAACATATCATTTTCAGACCCGTTCAATAGGTAGTCTGTGGTTGTTCCGAGGTACTTAGCTAAAATATCAATATATTCGCTATTCGGCATAGCCTTGCCTTTAACATAACTATCAACAGACTGCCTTGTTACCTGTGTATCCTTACCAATTTTGTATGGCGTTACACCTTTTTCTTTCATTTTTAACCTTAAACGATCTTTGAATTCCATTTTGTTGATAACTTTTAATTGTTTTGGTTGCATATGCAAGTTTAATTGCATATATTTGTTTTCGTTATACACACACTATAACTAAATAAAGTGTAATCCCAAGCGTGGGAGTTTTGGTAAGCCTCGAAAACGTTGTGTGTGAACGTTTTTGGGGTTTCCGTTTTACACCTGTTCTTAAACGTTATCAGGTCGCACTTGTCGAGCGAATATAAAATAACGTGAGTAACATAAGACGTTGTTAAATGTCCTGCTCTGTTCCACAACCAACAACAGGCGACTGCATGATGCGAAAGCAACAAACAACGAGGTTCAGGGATGCCATTGCTTATAGTTGCTCTGTTTTTGACGGCGCAGACACTAAAAACGCCTTTCAAATTCAACCTCTCTCTTTAATTATGCAGGGGAAAGGTTGCCTTGTTTTCATAATTTTAAAGAGCTACAATACGATTAACAAAAATCTTTTTAAACACAACAGCAAAAACAGTCATTTCCATAAAATACTATAATACTAATACACAGATATTTACAAAAACACTCAATTATAAAATGGTTAAAAAAGATTAAATATGCAGAAGTTTCTGAATATTTAGTTGCGTATTCAGAAACTTCTGTATATCTTTGCCAAACAAACATAAATAATCGGTCATAAAAATAGCTGTCCGAGAAAAGCCCGGAATTTTAGCAACGATTAATACAGTGTATAGCTAATTTTATTAACCACCAAATAATTACGAGCAAAACATACAAAAAATGAACAAAAAAAATTACAAGGTGACA